GAAAGCATAGGAGGTTAGCATGGCGCAGACAACCAAGCTAGAAGCAGTTAACACAATGCTATCGGCTATCGGAGAAGCTCCTGTTACTGCATTGAACTTAGGTCTAGTCGAAGCTGACATTGCTGAAACCATCCTAGAGTCTGTCAGTAAAGAGGTGCAGTCACAAGGCTACTCCTTTAACAGACAGCTATCCGTAGTCTTCAATCCAGATAGCAATAATAATATTATATTACCTGCTGATATTTTAAGAGCAGACAGCACCCAGAAAACAGGCAACCTAGACTTAGTACAACGTGGTCTTAAAATGTTTGATAGGGTCAATAATACCTACACAATTACTGGCACAGTATATCTTGATATTGTGACCCAACTAGATTTCCTAGACCTCCCCGAAGTAGTCAAGCGTTACATCACCATTAGAGCAGGGCGTATATTTCTTGACCGTGTTGTCGGTTCAGCAACCCTACATGGTTTCTCAGAAAAAGACGAAGCTCGTGCCTTATCCGAAATAAGGGATATGGAAGGCGAAGGACAAGATTTTAATATCTTCAACAGCTTTGACACCTTCAGTATTATTAACAGGGTAGCCCAGAGGACTGTCACATGACACTAATTAGTACGTCCATTCCCAACCTTATTAACGGTGTATCTCAGCAGCCCCCTTCTATAAGATTGGTGACACAGGCAGAGAAACAAGAGAATGGATTGTCTAGTGTCGTAGATGGCCTAACCAAAAGACCCCCCACAGAACACCTTGGCTTTATACAAACCAGTCTTAGTACTCAACAACAAACAGACTTTGATAAAGCCTTTATTCACCCTATTAGAAACTCTGATAACTCGTTACATTTTTTAACTATACAAAAAGATGGGACAGTAAGTGTTACAGATAGTGCAGGTAGTAATGTCTCAGTCACTTCCGCTAGTACTGTGGCTTCATACCTTTCGGGTTTAACTAATCCCTCAATAGAACTTACCGCTACCACTGTTGCTGATTTTACGTTTCTTTTGAACAAGACAAAAACAACAGCCATGAGTTCTACTGTTTCTCCAACACGCACTCCCGAAGCTTTAGTTCAAGTAGCTAAAGGGGATTACAGGGTTACCTACGGCATTGTAATAACAAAAGGTGGAGTTTCATATTCACGCTATCTCAGTACAATGGCATCCGTACAAGATACTACTAGTCTTTCATCTAATGCAGAATTTTCTATACAGACTGACCGTATAGCCCGAAATCTACGGTACACCGCAACGCTTGAATCTTCTTTTTATGGAAACGGAGCAGGTGGGACTATTCCTGGTTTAAATTTTGTAATGTACGGTAACGTCATTCATATTTATGGAAGCACAGCATCAGACGATTTTACCATATCGGTATCTGATGGAAGAGGTGGTGACCATCTAAGAGTTTTTAAAACTGAAACAGGTGACTTCAAAAAACTTCCAAACGAAGCACCAGAGAATTTTAAAATAAAAGTCGTAGGAGACAATCAAAAAGGTCAAGATGATTATTATGTTGAGTTTAGAAAAATTGCAAACGGAAGGCCTGTTTGGAAGGAAACTATAGGAGACAATATTCAAACGACTATTGACCCTGCTACGATGCCCTACCAACTAGTCTACGATGGGTCAAGTTACTCACTTGAGGCTATGACTTTTGACACTAGACTTGTAGGGGATGATGATACCAACCCTGTGCCTTCCTTTATTGGGCAAAAAATTAATGATGTTTTCTTTCACAGAAACAGACTTGGCTTCCTAGCAGATGAAAATGTTATCTTTAGTGAAGCCGGAGAGTACTTTAATTTCTTCAGTAAAACGGTGCTTATTTTAGCAGACAGCGCACCTATTGATGTTGCTGTATCAAACAACCAAGTCTCTATCCTAAGACATGCTGTACCCTTTAATGAAAGTCTAATATTATTCTCAGACTTCTCACAGTTCCGCTTATCTGCCACACAGTTACTTACACCTGAGACAGTCTCTATTGACGTGACTACTCGTTTTGAAGCAAGCCTTGACGCAAAGCCAAAAGGTGCAGGAAAGTTTGTTTATTTCCCTACCAAGAAAGGTTCGTTTTCTGGAGTGAGGGAATACTTTGTGGATGTAGATTCCGAAACAAACGATGCAGCAGAGATAACAGCACACATTCCAACCTACATTGCAGGTACAGTGAAACACATGGCAGCATCTTCTAATGAAGATATGTTGCTTTTAACAACAGATGACGATGCTAAAGTTGTTTATCCATACAAGTTCTTTTACCAAGGCAATGAAAAATTACAATCAGCTTGGTCACAATGGAAGTTTTCTGGCGATGTACGTTTCATGGAATTTGACCAATCAGACATATATTTTGTAGTGCAGTACGGAGCATCAGTTGCTCTGGAACGTATGAATTTATCTCGTGACGTTGCTTTAGCAGATACCTCCTTTCCTATTTTACTTGATAGGAGAGTAAAGTTAACAGGTAATGCTACATTGCCTTACACAGATAATACTGCTGTATATGTCACTACAACAGGGGCTGTTGTAACAGCGTCAGCCGCAGCAACTCATCAAGCTGGTGGTGGTACAGTATATGCAGGCGTTCCTTATAATCTTCTGTACCGTTTTTCCCAGCAAGTATTCCGTAGAGGTAAAGAGCCTATAACTACAGGCAGACTGCAATTGAAAAACATGGCGGTTGTCTATGCTAACACAGGTTTCTTTAACGTAGTCACAGTGCCACATAAGAACCTTCCTGTTGGTTCTCGTAAAACTTATACCAGAGCGTTCACAGGTAGAGTGGTAGGTAGCGGAACTAATGTCCTTGGAACAGTTCCTTTGGACACTGGAACTTATCGTTTTGGACTCCAAGCTAACGCACAGAACGCCCAGATAGAGCTACAAAGCGATAGCCACCTGCCCTGTTCATTCCAAGGAGCAGAGGTAGAAGCGGAGTTTGTGTTGCGTTCACAGAGAATGTAAATGGAAGCTTACTTTAGACCATATAAAGACACAGACTTTGCAGAGGTAGCCAACAATATGAGTGAGGCAGACAGGCTTGAGGTCAGTCTATCTCACGGCTACACGGCGCATGAAGCGTTGCTGAGAGCCTGTAGTAAGTCTGTTGAAGCAAACACAATGGTTGGCTCTCAGGGTGAACTACTAGGCATGTTCGGTCTTTGTTATGTTGATGACCTCGTTGGTAGTCCTTGGATGTTATCAACTGGCAAGCTTGCGGATTACTACATCAAGTTTCTACGTCAAAGTAGGCAGTGGGTTCTGGATGCTAATGACCAACGTAATGTTCTGTTTAACTATGTTCATGCTGAAAATAAAAATGCAATCAAATGGCTTGGGTTTCTGGGCTTTAGTTTTATTCGGAAGCTCAACTACGGAGTGGGCAATGCTCCCTTCTATGAATTTGTGAGGATTAAATAATGTGTGTACCACCTCAAATAGCAATGGCTGTAGCTTCAGCAGGCATGAAGTATATAGAATATACAAATGACGTGTCTGACTACAATCAAACGACAGCAAATAATGCCAACAATAGGCGCAGTGCTGTTAATGCTAGAGATATGCAGATTAGGCAGACTAGTTTGAGACAAGAGCAAGAAAACGATAAACTTGCAGATGAGAAATTCAACAACGTCCTACAAGCCGCCAAAAATTCAGAAACACTAAAGACTGCTGCAGGTGAAGATAATATTCTAGGCAGGTCTATTGACCGCGCATTAAACATGAGTATTGCCGATGGTCTTAGAAACGACACCAAGCTGTCCATCCAATCAGATATGGTTAACCAACAAGCTGGCATGGACGTTATGGAAATCCAAGCACGTCTTGAGGGACGCTTAGGGCAAATTGTTGACCCCAACCCACCAAGTGCTGCAGAGGCAGTTATTGGCATGGCAACGTCTGCGTATGCAGGTCATCAGTCAGTTCCAGAAGATACTACATGGGCTAATATGTTTAGTTAGGAAAAGTTATGGCATCTAAAAGAAGTCAGGTTCGCAGCAACCTACAAACAATAACTGCTAACCAACCTGTAGCCAGAGTAATTGATACCTTTGCTCCTTCTGCTGCCCCTGCTCCGCG